TTTGCGTATGGATATACAAGAAGTAATCAAACAAATCAAGTTACACAAGAAGCACGGCATTGTATCAAAGGTCGCTGCTCGTACTGGCATTTCAATGCCAACTGTTCGTAAATACCTAAATGGTGATGTTATACAACCGAAGGTATTAATCATTTTAAACACCGCAATAGACATTATCAATGAAGGCAATAATTAATCTTATGGATGAGAATTTGGTGCGTTTAAAAAAGCTACAAATGAGTGCAAACGTTTACGAAGGTAAACTACATTTCTTTGATGGTTTTAACGACTACGAGTTTGACGAAGAATTGGTAAAAAGTTTACTAATAGAAAACAATGAAGATTTAGTAAATGAGTTTACGCACTACGAAGAAGACGAAGACGGCTCACCATCTACACATATTATGTGGGCAATTATGGAAGATTTTGCACAATTTTCTTTGTGTGATGCTATTGACAAATTAATAACAGATAATAAACTATGAAAGAACTATTTAATTCAGTAAGCAATTTTCAGGCAGAATGTCCGAAGATTAGCAAAGACGCATCTAACCCTTTTTTCAAAGGTTCAAAGTATGCTACATTACCACACATTTTAAGTATCATTACACCTATCTTGAAAAAGAATGGTTTGTTGATTATGCAACCAGTTATGAATAATTGTGTTGTTACAAAGTTGATTCACATTGACACGGGGCAAATGTTAGAAAGCGTTTACGACATTTTATGCAAAGATGCAACCAACCCACAGCATTTAGGTAGTGGCGTTTCTTATGCACGTAGATACTCTTTAACATCACTTTTAGGTTTGAACATTGACGATGGTTCTGACGATGACGGCAATATTGCTACTGGTAATAACGGGACACCTAAACAAGTTGCAAAAGAAGACTTAAACCCAAAACATAGCAATTGGGCAAAGGCAAAAGAACACTTGCAAACGGGTGGACTTATGGAAGATATCGAACGCAAGTACACTATTAGTGCTGAAAACAAAAAGTTATTGATTGCTGCAAAGTGAAATTTTGATTTGAACTTATGGAAATTACAATAACAAATAACGAAAGCGAATGGTTAAAAGTGCGTGAAGGTAGATTCACGGCAAGTGACATTCACAAGCTAATGGGTACTCCGAGAAACAAATCGGAGTACTTAAGCGAAACGGCAAAGTCTTTTGTATACGAAAAAGCAAGTGAACTACTAACTGGTATTCGCAAACCAATTTGGGGTGAAGCATTAACGTGGGGAACTGAAAACGAAAAAGAAGCATTTGAGGTGTTCCAACACAACCAAGATGATTTCTACACTTACTATGGTGGTGAAACGTACACGTTTATACCTTATGGTGAGTATTCGGGGTATTCACCTGATGCACTTGGAAGTAATTGCTTGGTAGAAATAAAGAATCCATTTAATAGTGGCATACATTTAAAGAATCGTAGCATTAAATGTGCAGAAGATTTGCTAAAAATACACCCCGAATACTACTGGCAGATGCAATTAGGTATGATTGCAAGTGCAGTTGAGTTTGGTTACTTTGTTTCGTACGACAAACGTATGCCAGGTACACATAATTTGTTTATTGCACACATAGAACTTGAAGATGTGAAAGAGATTATTGACGAAAAACTATATTATGCGAATGAATTATTACAGTCAATTGTCAAACTAATGTAATCTTTTATAAAATATTTTTACCAAATTGAAAATAAAGTTTGCATTTAAAGAATTAATAACTATTTTTGCTATACAATTAAGAACAACGATATGAAAAAACAAGAAATTTTAAACAACATTGAACTTTTAAAACAAGCATTAAAAGACAAAACAATTAGCGTAAATGATTATTCAACTTTGTACTTTACGTATTCACAACAACTAAAAAAATTGGGGCTTTAATTAGCCCCTTTAAAAACTAACGATATGGAAAACAAAACAACAATTATTCAGCAATTCCCATCATTGACAGAAGCATTTGAATGGGTGGTTACACAAGTTGCAGATGCAACAGTCGGTAACATTACAACAAAGCACCAGTATCAAGGTACGGATGCGGTTATTGGTAGCACGGACAATGTTACTTATGTCGGACTTTTTAATTTAATCGAGCTATGAATTTGTGGGATGGATTAGCAGTTGTAGGTGCTTGTGTAAGCATTGCATTTTGTGTATGGTGTGTTTTAGTTGCATACCAAACTTTGCAACAATTTGAAGAAGTAGAACACAAACCATTGCCAGAAGTTTACGATATTCCAAATTGGGAAAAACTTAACCCAGTAGGTCAAATGGCAAACAAAGAGTTGAAAAAGATGTACAAAGGTAAAATGAAGGAGGAATTGGTATGAGCAACAATAAACAAAGTATGATAAAAATAATAGTACACGACAAACAATGGTTTATTGATAGAATAGGAAAAAGAATTTATAGAAAAGAAAATTATTGTCAATGTCCTGTTTGTGTTAATGTATACAAAGTAGGATTAATAGTAATTAATGAAAATCATGCTATTTATCTTTACGACTGTCAATCTATGGATATTTCTTATCACGATACACAATGACTCTTGACTTAAACAAACTTGAAAACAAACTTGAGCCAATTCAAACATATCAAAATGGTAGCAGTTCTAAAACTTTATCATGTGTAAAATGTGGTAAACAAGCATGGCAGCATCCAATCATAACATATACAAAATGAAAAACAATAAACAACAAATTGCAAAAAACATCTACATCACTTCTGATGAAGAAATTAAAGAGGGAGATTGGGTTATTTTTAATGAATTAGAAATTGTAAAATGTATTTATTCTAAAAACGGAGAGTATCTTTTTTCAAAACCTTTGCTATCTTCAAGTAATCATCATTTTTCATATTTTAAAAAAATCATCTTAACAACAGACCAAGACTTAATCAAAGATGGTATACAACCAATTGAAGTCCCATTAACCTACGAAGGAGGTGAGCAATGACAAACGAAATAAAACAAACGGCAGTAGATTATTTTGAATATGAATTGACTAAACTTGATTTTAATAAAATAACTCAAGAAAATTGTTGGTTTTATATAATACCAATTTTTGAAAAAGCCAAAGAAATGGAGAAGAAGCAAATAGAAAAAGCCTTTGCAAATGGGGTTGATGATGAATATGAATGGCACATAAATAACCAACCAAGAACTAATAGTGAACAATACTACAACGAAACATACGGAGGTAACAAATGAGCAAACTACTAATTATAAACGAAGTCAAGCAAAGACTTGAAACAAGCACTAAAATGCGTGACGATGATGCGTTATTGATGGCAGATATTTGGCGAGAACAACTTGAACAAATGGGTGCAAAATCAATGTACGATGTTTTAAACGCAGTTGCTGGTAGAATGGTACATAGTCCTGAATCAATTAGACGTTCACGTCAAAAGGTACAACAAGACAATCCAAATCTTCGTGGTGTGTTTTATTTTAAACGTCACGAAAAAGAACTTGAAGTTTTAAAAGAACTTGAATATATAAAATAAATAAACTATATTTGTATTGTTAAGTGGAATGTTCAGGATTCCGAATACTTAAAAAATATTTGCTCAATTGAAATAGTTGCACCTGAACTGCACTATTTTGGTTGGGCTTTTTTTATTTATGAAATTTTTAGAAAAAGATTTGGAAACAATCATCTATGAATCTGGAAGGGATTTATTAGACGAAAGAGGTTTAGCCATTGAAGGTAAACTTTTAAGACAAGTGAAAATTGGTAATTATGGAATTGCTGATTTAATTTATTATTCACGTCCGTATTACAAGGGTAAAAAATTATTCTTTCCTGGACAAGTAACTATTATTGAATTAAAGAAAGAAAAGATTGGTATTGCATCATTTTTACAATCAATTCAATATGTAAAAGGAGTAATTACTTATTTAGAATCTAAAAATGTATCACATTTATTTGATATAAATATTAAATTAATTGGTAAAGAATTAGATACACAAGGTAGTTTTTGTTTTATTACTGATTTATTAAATGTGCAAGGGTGTGGAACAATTGAATTTTATACTTATGATTTTAAAATTGATGGTATAAATTTTAATCTTGAAAGTGGTTATGATTTAACAAATATAGGATTTTAATTATGGCAATATTTAGAAAAATTCATACATCATTTTGGAGTGATACATTTATTCAAGACCTGGATAATGAACATAGATTATTTTATTTATACCTTTTGACAAATGAACGCACTAAACAATGTGGCATATACGAAATCAGTAAAAAACAAATGTCTTTTGATTTAGGATACAGTATAGATAGAATATCTAAACTTATTAAATACTTTATAAAAATAGGTAAAATTCTATATTCCGAAGATACAAAAGAGATTGCTTTAAAAAATTGGAACAAATATAATGGTTCTTCAAGTCCAAAAGTTTTAAGTTGCATACAGTCAGAACTTAAACAAATAAAAGATAGAGTATTGATAGAGTATGTAAATGGTATGTATACTGCATCACAAGAAGAACAAGAACAAGAACAAGAAGAAGAACAAGAAAAAGAAGTATTTGATATTAGTGTATTTGAAGAATTTTGGAATTTGTATGAAAAGAAATTAAACAAAGAAGAAAGTTTAAGTGCATTTAAAAAAATAAAATCAAACGAGTATAATTTAATTAAATCACATATTCCTAATTTTGTAAAACAATTTAAAGACAAACAATTTCAACCATACTTTTCAACATACTTAAATAAAAAAAGATGGCAAGATGAAGTTGAAGTAAAAAAACCAATAGCACCAAGAATAGAAAGACAAGCAACATTAGATGAATAATTATTTAGAAGAAAATGTAGTAGGAGCATTTATAATGTCGGACTACGCAAAGACAAAACTACCAAATATAAACCCAAACTGGTTTAATGAGTTTAACAAAAGAGTTGTAACAGTTATACAACAACTTTATTTAGATTCTAAACCTATTGCACTACATACTTTGTTTCCATTTTTTAAAGACAAAGCATTTGAACTATCTGAGTTTACCCGAAAATACTATTCCGATGCGACTATTGAATACGATTTGTTGCAAATGGAAGTAATGTATAAACGCAAAAAGATAGTTGAGGATATACAAAATTTAGATTTAGATTGTGATTTACACGAACTACAAAACAGACTTGAAATTATAAACCAAGAAAGTAGGGTAAGTTTAAAAAACCAAGTTGTACCAATGAGTAAAATAGTAGGCAAGGTTTTAGACGAATTACAAGTGCGAATAGAACGTGGTAATAATTTAGAAGGTTTGTCTACGGGGTGGAGATATTTGGATAAATACATAGGTGGATGGAATAAAGGAAATTTAGTTGTAATCGGGGCAAGACCAGGAATGGGTAAAACTGCACTTGGTTTAAATTTCTGCATAGAAGGATGCCCATTTGCAAAATATGTTTTTGTTTCAGTAGAAATGAGTAACGAAGAATTAGCTAAAAGACAAATTAGTTATTTTAGCAAAGTTGAAAACTACAAAATTAGAAATGCGACAATGACTTTGAAAGAAGTTGAAAATATAAGTAAGCAACTTTACAACCAAGAATACGACTACGATGTAATCGATAGCAAAGACAATAATGTTTTTAACATCATATCAATGCTAAAACTACAAAAGGCAAAAAAAGGTTTAGATGTGGTTGTAATCGATTATCTTCAAAAGATGGATGCTGGGGAACGAGATACAAGAAAGAACGTATCTGTGATAAGCACGGCATTAAAAAACTTTGCACGTGAAAGTGGTATTACTGTTATTGCATTGGCACAATTAAATCGTGACGGCAAAGACGATAGACCACAATTAACTGACTTAAAAGAATCAGGACAAATAGAACAAGACGCAGATGTAGTATTGTTTCCGTTTAGACCATCGTATTATTTAGATGTCAAACCCGATGTTGAAGAAGATGCAGAATTGATTATTGCAAAAAATAGACACGGACAATGCACGGACATACCAGTTACATTCGAAGGCAAGTACACAAAATATACAGAAAGAATATGAGAGTTTTAGTTGCTTGTGAGTATTCCGGTGCAGTACGTGATCAATTTATACGATTAGGTCATGATGCTATGAGTTGTGATTTATTACCTACTGATGTACCTGGTCCACATTATGAAGGTGATGTGTTTGATATTATTAAGGATGGTTGGGATATGATGATTGCGTTTCCACCTTGTACACATTTAGCATTATCCGGAGCAATGCACTTTGAAAAGAAACGTGCAGATGGTAGACAACAAGAAGGTTTAGATTTTGTCAAAAAATTAATGTTAGCACCCATTGATAAAATTGCTATTGAAAACCCAATGGGTATTATCAGTTCACATATAAGACCTTATGACCAAATTATACAACCATATGAGTTTGGTGATTCATTTCAAAAGTCAACTTGCTTATGGCTTAAAAATTTGCCATTGTTAGTTCCAACAGATATAGTAGCAAAAGGAGAATTTTTTGAATGGACTGATAAAAAGACGGGTAAAATAAAAAAACAACCTTTGTGGTATTACGAAGCATTAAGCAAAGGCAAAGACAGATGGAAAATAAGAAGTCAAACATTTCCCGGTATAGCAAAGGCAATGGCTCAACAATGGACTCAACCAGGAATTATACAATCAAAACTATTTTAAAATTATGAACACAGAAGAAACAGATTACTTTGAAAGATACTTAACCTATCGTAAAAAGCACACGAACCTATTAAATAAACAAGAACGAATGATTGCACAATATGAAAAAGAAATAACGAGGTTAAAACATTTACTCACTAAACCAATACAGAAAGAAAAATTAGATTTGAATTTGGTAACTATTCTGGAAGCGGTGTGTAGTTCAACTGATGTGATTCCACATGATATTTTAGCACAAAACAGAAAACGACCTATAAGCACGGCAAGGCAATTATTTTGTTTCATGGCAAATGTGCATTATAATTTTACTTTGACTAGTATTGCAAAATTTTTAAACAAAGACCATAGCACGGTAATTCATTCTATAAATACTTATCAAAACTTTTTGGATTGCAACTATAAAATTGAATCAAACTATTATGCACAATGTAAAAACATCCTATCAATTGATACTGAATAAAGGCAAAGAAAGTGTAACCTGGTGCTTACATACACTGGAAGAAGTTGAATACTATCGTAAAAAATATGAAAAAAAAGGATGGATATTTTTTAATTTGAAAAAAGTTTTATAGTTTTGTATATCAAAGATAAAATTTTAATAGAAGTTGCCACATCGGATTGGTTAAAACAAGCAGCAAAAAACATTTGCCCATTACACCACGAAGATTTGCAGCAGCATCTACTTTTAATTTTATGCGAGATGCCTGATTATAAACTTATAGATTTGCAAAAAAACGGATATTTAAAATACTTTTGCGTTAAAGTTATGTTCAATCAAACCAAAAGCCCACGTCAAGCATTTAACAGACTGTTTGCGACTATTGGGGAATACGATGTACATAGTTTAGATTTAGTAGAAGTAGATAGTTTAGAAGACAAAATAACAAAAGAGAACCAGTTAACCACGATTGAAAATGTAGTAAGCAAAAACCAATGGTACGAAAGAGAAATCTTTACTCAATGGTCTAATGGTAATTCTGCACGATCTATCCATAGGCAAACGAAAATATCATTACGTGAAGTGTTACGGGTAATTAAAGAAATCAAAGAACAAATAAACAATGAATATGAAAGATAAAGAACAAACGGCAATAGAGTGGTTGGTTGAGCAATTAGAACAACACCATGTTAATATTAATATTAAAAACACAGTTATATATCAACAAGCCAAAGAAATGGGGAAGGAACAAATGCGTTTAGATATTGAAAAAAAATGGGAACAATATCGCATTATTACAAACAATGAAGATGCTTGGTCTTTTAAGGAGTGGTTAATTAAACAAACATACGGAGGTAACAAATGAATATAGGAATTGAAATTTTAGGGATATCCTCACTTGGATTTATATTTTCAAGTGTAGTGACACCAAACCTACCAAAGTTGCTTAAACGCAAACCATTTACGTGTGAGAGTTGTTTATCGTGGTGGTTAGGCATTGCATACTTTTATTCTCAATACAATTTATTAGCAATTATACCAGCAGCAATATGCTATGTAGTTGCATCTTTAATATGGAAATTATGACGGCAAAAGAACAAGCGATTGAGTTATATGAAAATATGTTATTTACTGATATAATGAATACAACTCGATATATCACTAAAGAATGTGCAATAATTGCAGTTAATCATATTATTGCAGAATTGGATTCTGAAAGAGTATTTGAAAGAATTTATTTTTGGAATGAAGTAAAAGAAGAAATAATAAAATTATGACAAACGAACAAATAGATTACATCTTATCAGTAGAACATCATCTACACACATTTAGAAAAACACAAGTGTTTAGATTAACACCCGAAGAAAGTTTAAAGGTAAAAACAATTTACCACGAAGTAATGGGCAGCCCAATGCCCGGTTGTAGTAGTTGCTTTATAGAACACTTCACTTCTATAATCATTCGTGCAAAAGCAATGAAAGAGCAGCAGATTCCAACCATTGACGATGTAAATCAAAAGGCATTGGAGTTGGCACAATTAGCAGATGACGAACAAAAGATTACACCGATAAGAAAGAAGAAGTAATGCGTAATTACACAAAAATCTATATGGATTATTTTGGATATGATTTATCTAGTTTTATTTGTTGTGAGATTTGTGGCAAAACTGCAAACGACATTCACCATATCGAGAATAAGAAAAGTGGTGGATCAAAGCTAAAAGACAACATAGAAAATCTTATGGCAATTTGCAGAGAAGAACACGTAAAATTCGGCGATAAGAAACAATATAAAGATATGCTAAAAGAAGTACACTTAAATTTTATGAAGTACAATAAAAAATGAGATAAAAAAGAAACATTATGAATAACGAGAATTTAAAACCGATACAAAAAGGCGAAGTTAGAAACCCTAATGGTAGACCAAAAAAGATAGTCACTCAATTAAAAGAATTGGGATATTCAAAAGACGACATCAACCAAACGTATATGAATATGTGCGCTATGAATAGGCAAGAACTTGAAGGCATTGACAAGGACAAAACTGGTCAATACACCATCATTGAGCAAATCATTGCGGGATCACTTGTAAAGTCACACGATAAAAATAGTCTTTACAATATTGAAGCATTGGTGACACGTGTACACGGCAAACCAAAAGAAACAGTTGACAACAATATCAAAACAGACGAACCAATTACAATCACTTTAAACTTAAAACAATGACAGAAAAAGAAGCAATCATAATTTTGACGTATTACAACGACTGGCGAATGGGTGAAGATATTGAAATGCCAAGCCCATCATTAATAACAGAAGCAATTAAAGTAATTATACAAAAATTTAAAGAAAGAACCAATGTTCACGAAAGCGTGAACGAACAAAAATTATGAACAACGAAACAATTTATTTAGGCAATGGATGGGAAAATCAATACGGGCTAAACGTATCAATAAACATCGAGAAATTAAACCAAGCAATTGCAACTGGAAAACTTGAAGTAAACAAATACGGTGATGTCAAAATCAACGTAGGCAAATTAAAGCAACCAAACGAGAAGTCAAAAGCTACTCATTTTGTGGCAGTACCAAAACCAAAAAATGATAGTCTACCGTTTTAATGTCAGTTTAAACCTGATAATACTACTATGGAAGCAATATTAAAATACAATTTACCTGATGATCAATTAGACTTTGATACGGCAGTCAATGGTTCAAAATGGATGGCTGCAATGTGGCAACTTGACCAATGGTTAAGGTCACAAACTAAATACGCACCCGATACAATGAGTGCAGATACATTTACTGCATTTGAACAAAGCCGAGATATGCTACACGAAATACTACAAGAGGAAGGATTAAAGTTATGAAAGCAAGTTGGAGATTAGCAAGTGAACAAAAACCAAGTGATGAAAGAAGTGTATTGGTAACTTATAGAACTGGTGAACAAGCTATTTGTTATTACGATACTGATGGCGATTGGGTTGAATTACATTCGGAAATAATTAAAGCAGAACCATTATATTGGATGCACATACCATTATTACCAGGAGAATGAAGATATTAGTATTAATGGACAACAATAGTGGGGTAAGTTTTCACAGATTATTTACCCCCTATGCACGTATGCAGCAAGATTACGACATAGTTGTTGACGTTTCACAAACCCCAACAGATTGGATAAATATAGACTACACACAATATGATGCAGTAGTATTCAATAGATGGTGTGGAATTTACCAATACAACGTTTTTGAGTCAATATTAAAGGCAAAGTGTAAACTTGTATGCGACATAGACGATTATTGGGTTA